TTACGCCATGCAGTTGTACTACCGGACTTCTTAAGACTACTCATTGCCAACCCTTAGTCTTTAGATGGTGTAATGCCTTGCAGTAATTAGGTTCATCATACTCTGTCCATCCATATCTAGAACCTACATAGTGCCAATACATCCAGAATTGCTTAATAGTAGAAGCGTTCTTAAGACTCTCTGTCTTCATCTGATATAGACCGTATACACGCTTAGTACCATTGAGGTTACCTACAGCTCTATAATCCCATCTTGATTCTCTATAAACAATCTCATGATGGCATAACTCTTGCTTATCAGTTAATTGGTATTTGGCTAAGTCTTTAACATATCGAATTGCTTGGTTTGACGCCTGTGCATCTAAGGGCATTGCTATAGATAGAGATATCCCAATAGCGATTGCTACCCCGCAGGCTTGCCGTGAACGGCCTGCGGTGAGCCCTTGATGGGCTCTAGCCATAGAGCGTACCATGCTAGTCAAGTTCATTTGTAAAAGTCCTGTTCAGAGCGGTGTGTCGTTATCGGTTGTCGGTAGAATAGAATCCTGATCCCTTGAATGAGACCCCTACAGAGCTGTAAACCTTGTGCATCGATGAATGGCAGAATGGACATTCCAGATCATGCGGCTCATTAATACTCATCCATTGTTCTATTCGAGCATTGGACTCACAGTTCTCGTTATCGCACTCGAACTCATAAGTTGGCATCTGGATCAACCTCACATGTTCTGCATGTTTCGGTGAACGCCCATGCGCCACACATCTTGCATCTCATAGGTTCTAGTTTAGCAAGATCATTGCTGAAATCACCGTAACCTGCACGAAGCAATAGATCGATCAGATCACCAAGTCGCATAAACGCCAAATAGTCCTGGGGACTACCTTCTCCTTGACCATTAAGACGACATGTAACGATAGGCAACCCACCAGTTTTAGCTGCCCTCTTTGTGACCTGATCGATCCATGCTTTTGGCTGGAACGCCGATCTAGCTTTAACTTCCATGTCGAACGGGACATGTGTTATATCTTTTCCAGCCCCTCTACCGATATCTGCATGTGGCCACCAGTTCGAAAGGTATCTGGCGACAACACGCTCGGTAGAGAATCCCCGGTATTTACGGCTTTGTGAGGCCATTGACCGCGTGGCACTTAGAACATGACCAGCTCTTATTAGTGAGGTTTACCTTGATGTCTTTGTAAGGAATTGAATCATTACATAAGCAGCATCTAGTAGTAAATGTGAACTCTTCTAAGATCGCTATGACTTCTTTAGATCGATGGATCTCATCCTCAGTTGGAAATGACTCCCACTCACCATCTTGATTCTGGAATTGTAAACGCCCCATTAGCCTCTCGCCTTCTGTCGTTGCCATGCGCCTTCTTTGTTGATCTCGTACCAAATAACATCGTTAGGAGATGGGCAACGTGTGATCTCACCTGTTACAGCATAAGAACACTTGAAGTGACCCCATGGCTTACCAGCCTTACTCTGACCCGTCTTCCAGATCATGTCTCCATGTTGGCACCGGGGAATGTCCTTCTCGGTCTGGCCGCCAATGATTTCTTTCACCGTCGCAACGGCTTCCCCCATTGTGGGCGGCATAGTCGCTGTGTTGATAGTCCATGGATCTTCCTCTTTCACTACTGGAATGTAAGTGCCAGATGTATCTGCCATCTTAGCCTTTACTTCATCGATCGTAGCCTTTACTTCTGACGCCTTAGCAACCTTGCTCATTTCTTCGCGGCTAGGTCTTTTTCCTTTTGTAGCATAACCCGCAGAAGCCAATGCACGACCAATCGCGGAAGTCTCAGCATTCTCAAGTGCGCTAGTCGCATTGACGCCTCGACCCGAGATAGTTTCTTCTGCGAGCCCCGAAGACCAAGCATGTTGATCCACTTCAGTTCTGAAGATGTAAGCTTGAACGATAAAGCGCGTAGCACTCGCCTCAATGATCTTAGTATCAATACGGCCATCTGGGTGATCCTTCCAAAACTTAATTAGACGTTCTTCGACTGTTTCATAATCTTCAAGATTAAACATAGTTTTCGTCCTTTTCCGTAATTAGTTCACAAGCTAGTGCAAGGTAAGCACACGCGTCGATATAGGAGTCAATGTGATCTGCTGTCTCTTGTAATCTGGCAAGTTTAACTTCGACCATCGCCAGACATGCTTGATGGTCTGTGATTGGTATTTCGAGCATTTGCTGGAGTCGTAATGCGATTCGAGTCTGATTGATACGAGGATGACCATATACTCGTCCTCTGTCTCCAATGACGTCAGTAGCTGATAATAGGACTTCATTTGCTTTCACACTCTCACCTTGTCTCTTGATTCGTAGTATTCCCGGACTGCTTTACGTCCTTTAAGATACCCTATCCTCATGCCGACAATTCGGCCAACATGGAAGTACAACACAGCCATTGTAATCATGACCAGAAAATCACCTAATGATGGATCAAACATCTTTGCTCCCTTGTCGATTGGTTGGTTCGACGGGATAATCTTCTCAGATCGCTAGGCTAGGTCAATAAGATTTTGATAACGAAACGGTAACAATTCTGAGTCATCCATGTGGTCATCGATGTCTCGATCTAGGTCGTTATCTAGGTCGTCCATAGCGACGCCCGTGGACTTGGAATGTCCCATCCTTTTCGATATAGATGAGATCGACTTGGACGTTCTTTCCATTCTCTGTGACGATAGCGAAGGCTTGTTGCCAATTTGGCGTTGAGACGTATTTAGCGGCCTTTAGATCCATTGCGTGTCCCACTTCGACTCCATGGAGAACTCGCCTTAAAACCCCGTTAGAAGCCTCAGAATGGGCACTTCTACCAGCCCTATGAGTATGCCCCATGATGACGTTCTGGCCATGACGCTTGGCTTGGTTAAGAGCTGAAAGTCCGGGGTTTGGATTGAGACTGCCCAAGTCGCCATGAATGGCGATCCAGCCTTTAGCGATAGGCATTGGGGTTGTCCAGAACTTGACTCCCATTTCATCAAGTTTCAAGAACTTCTCGAATTTCAATTCTGGCAAGGATAGGAATGCAGGAATCTTCTTCATGATGACTTTATACAATCGATCTGTGTGATTAGAACGCACCATGTGGGCTTCCTTGGAATACTCAAAGAGCGACCATAGAACATCGACTGTGCGATCTCTGTCCTCAGCTAGTGTCTGTTCGTACCACCCTGGGGTATTTTCTGTCCATCGGCTGATCTGTGGGAGATCGATTTCATCTCCGATAGTAAGGACAGCATCGGGGCGAAACGCCTTAATAAATAGACTGAGATTGCGTACAACATGTGAATCTTCGTAGGGACATTGCAGGTCTGGAATGACTACGGTTCGTTTCATTAATCCTCATCGTCGTCTTCGTAAGGTAGGCGATCCACTCGGTCGGGGATCGATGGCATAAGCCAATCAGGGTAAGCATCTCGGTCAGTAATAATCGCCAGACATAGATCAACGGCAAAACCTGCTCGCCTGAGACTCTTATAGAACTCATGCATGCAGATAGCGTATTGATCGAGCTGTGAGTAAGTATCGAGATCGATGACTTTCTTTCGTGCCATGGTAAAAATTATCGCTCTAAGAGGATGTTATAAATCTCATCGACACGCGTGTTGAGTCGTTTAATTTCCGACAGAAGATGCGTGATCACATAGCCTGCAAGCCCACCGATCACGGCTAGGCTGGCGAAGTAAAGAGTGAAGAAGTTTTCTTGCGTCACTTTTTAGGGCTCGCGTATCCGAATACTCCAGCAACGATCGATCCAAGAATGGCGCGATAGTCAAGAGCGAAGTTTGAGGTTGTACCCCAGACGGCTAGGAATGCTCCGATTGAGATTACTACTGGGTGCTTCATGTTCATTCTGTCTCCGTATCTGGGATGTCGATTTCTTCAACGATGTTGTTGTTTGGCTTGGTTGGGTCGTAACCGCCGATGCCGTAAGTAATTGATTTGACCATTATGCGACCCTGAATTGAATACGAGGTTGAATTGACGTGTTTGCAATATTTGCTGTGTATGTACTAGGCAATGCACCAGATACAGAATCTTGATTAAAACCTGTATAAACAGTAGTTGTACTCATTGAAGTGGCTGCAACAGGAGTGAAGTTTCCCGAAGTGTTACTCCATGCTCTCATAGTTGCGCTTGATGCTCCACCTTGTTGCACTCCGCATAGATAGTATAATCCTGAAGTTATCGACTGTGAAATTGTTATCGATTTTGCTCCCGTTGTTGAAGTATCAATAGTTCCTGCATCTAATAATAAACTTGATGGGACTCCATTTGAGTCTGCACTATAAATACCAAGTCTGAAAGTGCTAGAAGCAATAGCAACTGTACATTCTGCGCCAATTCTATCAATTGTAATGCTTTCTTGAATAAATAACGGAATTAATTGCAGTCTATTTATTGTAAATGAAGCCTCTCTTACGACTGCTGAAAATTTTGGTTCATACCAATAACCTGAGCGATATTTAACTTGCCAAGGTGAAGCGTATTTAGCGGCGATGTTAGATAGATCAATACCGATGTTCGCAGATGTCGAAGTGCCAGAGTTGGTGATCGGAGCAGTTACAGCAATGACGCCTGATGGCCCCTGTGGGCCTGTATCGCCTGTATCGCCTTTAGGGCCTGTGGCTCCTGTGTCGCCCTTGTCGCCCTTTGCACCGGTCGCGCCTGTAGCTCCAGTGGCGCCAGTTGCACCTGCCGCGCCAGCAGGGCCTTGTATGCCTTGGGCTCCAGCGGATGAGATAACTACATCATTAACGTTTTCTGTAATTGTTAATGTGTTTATCTGAGGTTGGATAACGATTGTGTCGGTCATGGAGTTAGTTGCCCATCGACCGTCGCAAGTCCTTGGATCAATCGAGTGACTACTCCACCGGATGAAGTGATCTCTAGTTCATAATCGTACTGAGCAGCTTCTAAAGCGGCAGACTGAGCCGCAGTTACGCGAATTGCCAAAGTACCTGTGTTAGCAGTGATAGTAATTCCTGAAGATGAAGTCAGGTTAAGAGCTGTGGTGTTGGAAGATACTAGGCGAAACTGCATTGCGGCTGTGTACCCTGTTAGGTTGATAGCGGCTCCAGCAGAATCTTTATACTGAATAGTTAGAAACCAGTCGGCTCCCTGGTCTATAGTGTAGTTGTAAGACTCAGCCATTTGTGCCTCCTAGTAACGGGATATTAAAGAACGAACTGTCTGCATCGCCTTGCTTAGTGAAAGAGATATGGCAATGAGCGTTATGCGGATTGCTTCCAGAATACTTACGCCAACGCCATCCCATGCGAGACGATGCAATTCTGCCTTGGAAAATGACGTAGGATATACGCTTCTCTCCTCGCTTGGCTGCAAGTCGAATCTGATCTGCAATATCGGGCATGAGGTCGGGCTTGCCTGACTTATATACATCTGCATCAATATCGATTGCCCGGACAACCATCCCAGCCTTTGGATCAGGATTATGGTCACTAGGACGCGTTGAATGACGGAGATCGCCGATCCAGCCATCGCTACGTCTATCACGATCAGGGAAGGAGTCATCGAACTGTTCTCTTAATTGTTGGCCAGCCTTGCATAGAATAGGTTTCATCCCAGCAATAATTTCGCTTCTGCTTCGGTAATGCCTAAACGGTCGAGTAGTTCAGCCTTAGCGTCTAGTTTTGCGTGGGCTTCGGAATTTTTAGCAATTTGGTCAGCAATTAACTTTGCTGATTCAGCGTAATAAGCCTCTAATTCATCGCCTTCCATTTTGTATTTCACGCCATTTGTTTGGCCGTATGGTTCTGGATTTTCGGCTTTTAATTGTTCAATAATATCGTTGAGTTTCATCATCATCCCTTAACTATTCTGGTATCCGTAGATACGAATGTTGCCCGTCATTGAGCCTGTGCTTGTGGAAAATCTAAGGCCATCGATCGCTGTAGTTTGTGGATAAACTGAGTAATAACCTAAGTTGTATGTGTTATCAGTGCTTACAATTTGTGCTTTTGTAAACTCTGATACTTGAGGATCACCAATAATCATGCTCAATAATGCTCGGTCTGTCGAAGTTGAAACTGACCAGATATTAGATGCGCTGGCTGATGATGTAACGTTCCAAGTATTGCTTGTATATTCGGTGTACCAGTAGGTGCTTTTATATCCCGAAGTAATAGATGATCCAGCAGAGCGATATTGCACAGTCATTACGTTGGCAGTGCTTTGCTCAATGTTTGCCATTACTAAATAATTGGCATAAGTAGAAGTGAACTTGCTATCAATGTTTACTGCCGAAACGGCTGAAAGAGTTTCGGTATGAATAAGAGTCAAACCAGAAATAGATGGGGCAGAAGCCCAAGAAAAATCAAGATCAGTGTTTGATGCTTTGCTCAATATCTGCCCGGTTGTGCCGCCCTTTAGATCGACTAGAGCCGTGTCTATATCTTGACCAAGTGCGGCAATAGCGGTAGCGCCATCCTTTACTAGGTCTGT